CTGGGGGACGCCGCGCAGGGCCGGGGAGAGGTCCACCCCCTCGTTTCGGCGGTGCAGTTCGCGCACCTGACCCGCACGACGGGTGGCGCGACGATGAACGCTCACACCCGCGAGTTCACTGGCATCGGAGACAGCGGGTACGGCGTCGGCGGCATGCGAGCTGACCGCCCGATCCGCGAGTACGGCGAGCGCACCGCGAGCGGGAAGGTCGCCAAGAGCAAGACCCGGCGCATCCCCGGCCGCAACGTGGCCGCCCTCCCTGGCAGCGTCACGCCGAACGGCTCGGATCTGCGGCTCGACACCGTGCTCGGCCAGCGCCGGCGCATCGCGAACATGACCAAGGCCAACCCCGGTGCCAACGTGGGATCGTGGTCGCTCGGCACTGGCAAGATCAGCATCGACGCCAGCGAGGTCGAGCCGAACCTCGAGATGGCGAAGACCAAGGGCATCCGACGGGGCGAGGACGCGATCTTCGACTACAAGAACGGCCAGGACATCGAGTTGCCGACGTCGCGCAACCAGAAGAAGAGGGCCTGACGTGCCGAAGTCGCCAGCCGAACGCAAGGTGGCCCGCTGCACTGTCTGCGGCCACAACGCCACGCGGGGCACCGTGGTCGAGGGCATCGGGACGTACCCGCTCTGCCGCCGCTGCGATCTAGGCGGGGCCGAACTGCACGGTGCTGAGCAGGGCTACCACGTCCACCGGCTGGCGACGATGAACGGCATCCTCCCTCTCGAGCAGCGCATGCACGTTGGTGACAGCCACACGCGCAAGGACGGCACGGTGTCTCAGCCGAAGTTCAACGACAGGCGGAACTGAGATGGAGAGCGCGGCCAGCCAGTACAGCCGTAAGGAGCGGGCCGACTGGCTCGCCGTCGGTCATGTGCTCAACGTCCGAGACGCGATCAACGCCAGCCCGACGGGGGTCTTCAACGACCGGCGTGAGCCGCTGCCGATCCCGAAGTCGAAGGCAGCCGTCAACGGGCATCTGGTCAACGACCACGAGTACACGGCGGGCGGGGCGGGAAACAGCGGGCGCAATCTGCCGACTGCTCGTGAGCTGTACCAGCAGCACGAAGACCTCCACGCCAGGGGCGAGCACGGCGGCCACACGCACTAGATCAGCGGCTAGTTCACGCAGACAGGCTCAGCGCACCGCTAGATCCTCGTGAGGAGTCGACTCACTCACCGGAGGATCACCATGGGCCTGGCCCCGAACCCGCAGAACCCCGAGCGCGTGGGGACGGTCTACGAGCGCAAGATGGCTCCCAACCGCCCCGGCAACCGTGGCCCCCTCCGCTTTGAGGAGGGCATCGCGACCGACACGGACGTCCCCAACGACTTCCAGGTCGGCATGATGCAGGGCTACCAGTCCGCGCCCGGCCGCCCGAACCACAACCAGAACGTCTACGAGAAGAGCGCGCAGGAGACCATGGCCGAGCGCGCCCACGTCGGCAGCGCGGCCTGGGTGGAGTCCCCGCAGTACCTCGGGGAGTTCGCGCACGGCAGCTTCACCGACTACGCCGCGCCGTCCTACGAGCAGGTGGACCGGCCCGGCACGCGGCTGCAGCACGTCAACCCCGCGCTCGTCGTCGACTAGCCGTGGCCGTCCTCAAGACGGGCCGCAACGCACACCTGCTGGTGTCGCACGGTGGTCAGAAACAGGTCATCGTCGGCGGCGACAGCGGCCTGATGGCTGCCGTCCACGACGGGGAGCAGTGGCGGCGCTACAACCGCAACGGCTCCACGACGCGGATGCCGAACTGGTCGGACGACGACGCGCTCATGCACGGCGACAAGCGTGCTGACCAGGACCGCAAACGGGCGGTGAAGAGCGAGCTCGACGCCGTGCGCGCCAAGTGGAACGACCGGAGGTAGCCCGTCATGGGCTTCAACAGCCGCGGGGACGTGTTCGCCAACGGCACGTCCGAGGGCAACCCGGTCACCTGGCTCTCGCCGCAGCAGGTGGCCGCGCTGCCCAGCGGGGACTTCCCCGGCAAGACCGTCGGGGCCGTCGCGCCCAAGCAGCGCAAGAAGGACAACTACGCCGGCATCAAGGAGCAGGTGGCGTCCGGCGGCGAGATCCAGCCAGGGACCGTGCAGGACGGCGTGCTCATCGATGGGCACACGCGAGCCGCTGCACACCTTGAGCTGGGCAAGGCCATGGCCGTGCGGGCGACGGCGGCCACCGTCCACGCGACCAAGAGCCTGCGCGGCCACCTCAAGGAGCGGGCGCTCGCGGCGTACGAGCGCAAGGCCGCGCCGGTCGTGGACTTCATCGGCAAGGAGATGGAGGCCAACCGGCCGCAGATGAGCCAGATGCTGCACAACTACGCCGGCCCCACCAGTCCACTACCTCGGAGAACTCGCCCGTGACCGTCGACTTCTCCTCCTACCGCAACGGCGGTGGGCAGGATCTCACGATCTCGACCGGCCACCTCGGGCTGATCCAGCTCGCCGACGAGGAGTTTGAGGTCCACGGGCCCCGGCTCAACCGCTACGCCATGCAGTGGGCGTTCTACCTCGGCAACCACTGGTCCTACCAGCGCGAGGCCGGCGAGCCGCAGCTCACGTTCAACTACACGCGCGCCTTCATCGACTACATCATCAACTTCACGTTCGGCAAGGGCGTGTCCTTCCGAGCTCCGCGCGAGACCGACAGCATCGTGCCGGACTTGCTCAAGCGGGTGTGGGAGACCGACAACAACAAGCCGGCCGTGCTGCACGAGATGGGCCAGCAGGGCGGCGTGACCGGCGACGTCTTCGTCAAGGTCGCCTACAGCGAGCCCCACCTCGAGCCGGCTGGCCCTGAGGTGCCCGGCAACCCGCCGCTCCCGCCTGGTGTGCAGCAGACCTACGTCCCCGGCCGGGTCCGCATCCTGCCGCTGAACAGCGCGTTCTGCTTCCCCGAGTGGCACCCGCACGACAAGGACAAGCTGATCCGGTTCAAGCTGAAGTACCGCTTCTGGGGGACCGCCCCTGAGGGCACGAGGCGCGTCTTCACCTACACCGAGATCATCACCGACACCACCATCGAGGAGTGGGTCAACGACGAGCTGATCCGCTCGGACCCGAACCCGCTCGGCACCATCCCGGTCGTCCACATCCCGAACATGCCGGTGTCCGGCTCGCCGTGGGGGCTGCCCGACTGCACGGGAGACTTCCTCGAGCTGAACCGTGAGTACAACGAGAAGATGGCCGACGTCTCGGACATCATCAACTACCACGCGGCCCCGGTGACGATCGTCAAGGGCGCGAAGGTCAGCCAGCTCGAGAAGGGCCCGCGCAAGGTCTGGGGCGGGCTGCCCAAGGACGCCGACGTCTACAACCTGAGCGGCGTCGAGAACATCGACAGCGCGCTCAACTACGTCGAGATGCTCAAGCGCGGCATGCACGAGATGGTCGGCATCCCCGAGACCGCGCTCGGCCAGATGCAGCCGATCAGCAACACCAGCGGCGTGGCGCTGTCGATCCAGTTCCAGCCGCTGATGAACCGCTACAGCCAGAAGATCATCCAGTACAGCCAGGGCATCGAGAAGATCAACGCGCTGATCCTCAAGACGCTCGCGCTCAAGGAGCCGCTGTCGCTGCAGTGGGACGCCACGGTCGACTCCACGCTCAAGGAGGGCCAGGTTGCGGTCCTCGACCCCGAAGACCCGATCACCTACCGCTCGACGTGCCACTGGCCGGCTCCACTGCCGGTCGACGCGCTGATCAAGCTCAACGAGATCCAGGTCAAGCTCGCTCTCAGCCTCGAGTCTCGCGAGGGCGCGCTGCGTGATCTGGGCGAGGAGTTCCCCGACGAGAAGCTCGCCGAGATCCGCGCCGAGCTGATGGACGACGTGCTCGCCGACGGCGCGCTGAACCTGCTCAAGACACAGGTCGAGGCCGAGATCATGCAGCTCACTGGCATGGTCCCCGGCAACCCTGGCGACCCGGCACAGCTCCCGCCGACCGACGGCGGTGGCGGACCCGGTGGCCCCGGCGGCGGCATGAACAGCCAGCCGCAGCCGCAGATGCCGGCTCCCGTCCAGCCCGTGCTCGACCAGGCGCTGCTCGAGGTCCAGGGTGAGGCGAGCCAGATCCGCAACGACCTCGTCACCCGCGCCTACGGCACGAAGCTCCCGCAGCGCCGGTCGCCTGAGAGGGATGGGAATGGCTGACAAGGCTCGCGGCAAGGAGCGCATGCAGCTCCTCGTTGAGCAGCGCGCTGACGAGGCGATGGACAGCCGGCTGAACGAGTTCGCGGCTGGTCGGGCGACGTACGACGGCGTGCATCCTCACCCGTGGGTCTCGACTGGCAAGAACCGCGGCGACGAGCCGTCCCTCGCCTGCCTGCACTGCCCGCATGGCAAGAACCATATCGTCCACAGCGTGGGCGACAACGTCGTCTCGCTCTCGGCCCGACGTCGTGGCTAGGCGCGCGAACTTCAACACGGCTGCGCTGGAGTACCGCTTCA